TTGTATCTCCATCAGATTCTTTGCAGGTTCTGGCACTGAGAGTGTAAGCGATCTTGTTCCGAACATAATAGACCTCCTTGAGCGTCTGTAAGTTAATAATGTCCCCGAAGGCAACATCATTAGTATATATCAATGATCATAAAAAAGGGGAGTGTTGTTCTCCCCACTTTCTTATTCGGTTTCCTCTTCTACCCTTTTCTTTTTGGCACCAATATTGTACTTGGTTTCCAAAATCCAATTCCCCTTATCCTTATAAGCAAGGACTTTGATTTGATTCAGTGGTGCAATATCAGAAATCTTAGAAACATCAACGACTTCTACCAGTCCCCAATCTGCAATCAATTGGGCAATACGATTACGACGTTGAACATCGTTTACCGTAAGATTTGCATGTTTACCATCAAGTGCAAACAATTCTTTAAAATGCACAAGATAGTATCTACCTTGCTTATGAAGAATATGGCAAGATTGATAGATTTTCTTTTCCTTGCGTGAAGCAACTCCGATACGTGTCAAAGTCTCACGAACCTTAAGAAAGTCATCAGGTTCATTTAGGATTACCTCAACCATTTGGTCAGGTGTCCAATTTACAACAGGTTCTTGAACGACACTCATTTTGTTCCTCCAGTTTCAAATTTCGATTTAATAAATGTTAGTTGTTCTTGGGTAAGAATCCTCAAAGCCTGTTTTGCTTTCTCATTACTATATCCATAGTAACGTTTCACATAATCAAGATCTTTGATCGTATCTTTACGGAGCCAAGGAGAAAATCTCTTTTTAACTCTCAGACTATTTATAAAAAAGTCATACTGCATCTTCTTTGGAAGGAAATGATACTTGTTCATTTCATTTGCATACATCAAGCAATCAATGTGTCCAGAGAAGCAACGATTGATAATATATGGTGCATAATCCTTTTCTAAAGAAGGATCTTCATCAATTAGATTCTTCTTTGTTTGATTGATCGAGTTCAACCAGTCCTTCAATTCAGGCATAAAGAAGTTCCTCTAATTGATTGGATTTTTCTGTTGGATAGTTTGTAACTAATAGTTCTGTCTTAACATTTTCATCCGTTCCCTTCTCACCCCTGTGTGCCATAGAATACCTGAGTTTCCATTCACAGAGGTGATAGTCCTTATACAACTCACACAACCTATCATTCAGATTGTAAGTAATCATAAAGTCGTGTGGACACTTATAAACATCTTCGGCAAACCTTTCGTGATCAAAAGACTTGTGCATTTCTCGGTTCTTTCCATAAAGGAAATCTTTAATGTCATACGGGGGATCAAGAAAAACAAATACATCTTCCCCAGGAGCATTCATTACTTCTGAGTAATCAATATTGGTAATCTTCCAGTTCTTCATCAACTTAGAATACTCTTTGAGTTTCTCAATGCCAACAAATGAAAAGTTAGAACCAGATGCAGTTACTGAAAATGTGCTGTTCTCCGTAAGACCAGAAAAACTACACTTATTCAGAATAAAGAAACTTACGGCACGTTCAATACCATCTTGCTGATTGATGAGTTCCTTTGTATCAATAAAGAGTTGTTTGTGTGCGGCATCCTTCCCATCCTGAGTTGCAAAATCAGATGCCTTTGTTTTGATTTCTTTTAGACGATCAGAGAGTTCCTCCCCATTATCACGAAGTTGCACCCAGAAATTATAAAGTGGCACATAAAGATCATTGATCCAAACTGAAGCATCTGGATATGCCTGAGTTGCATAAAATGCCACAGATCCTCCACCAATAAATGGTTCACGATATTCTTTAAAGTTTTCGGGAAACCATGGGGAAAGAGTTTTAGTTGCCTTAGATTTGCCCCCAGGATATCGAAGACAAGTTTTTAGTGGAAAAGTTTTAATTGGTTTCTGTGTCGCCTTCATAAGTCTTAGGGTGAAAATTACAATACTCATTAAACACAATCTTACACTCCTTATGAGTAAGATTACAATGCTCTGCTGCCTTTGGAAGATTCCACTTAGCAGTAAAAAGCATTTCCATTGCTTCTCTTGTTTCAGGTCTCATTGGAACTCACATTCACACATAATTTCAGTGAGTGCTGCAAGAAGATTTATCTCTTGATCAGCAACGAAACCAATTTGGTATTGGTATTTGACAATAATAAGAACAGCAGCAGGGATAGTTTGGGGTGAAAGGCAAGTATAACAGGCGTCATAAACTCTGCGAAGAATCACAGAAGAATCGTTGTCCAGATTGGCAACCACCCACTTTCGGACTTCGGGAAAATTCTTATCTTTAAGATGAGTAATGAGATCATTTACGGCAACGTCAGAGAAAGATGCAAGAATTCCACTATCTATCTCACCACCAACAGAATACCTCTGGCATTCATTAAGAACTCTCCTCCAATCGGGAAAATGCTTATTGATTAATTCGGCAAGGACTTTCGGATCGTATCGTACACCTTCCGCATCCAGGATGTCCTGTAGACGCTTGAAGAATGATCCTGCAAGTTGGGATTTTTCCTTTCCTTTGATACCGAATTCGACAACTGCACACCGGGAATGGAGGGGTTCGATGATTTTGTTCTTGTAGTTGCAGGTGAAGATGAATCGGCAGTTACCAGCAAACTCCTCAATAAACGCCCTAAGGAGGAGTTGTACGTCGTTCCCCGTGTTATCTGCTTCATCAATGATGACGACTTTGTGCTTAGCATCTGACGAAAGTGAGACGGTCGAAGCAAAGTTCTTCGCATTGTTTCTGACAGTATCGAGGAATCTACCCTCGTCGGATCCATTGATGACATAAAAATCTACTCCTAACTCATTACATAGTGCCTTTGCTACTGTGGTCTTACCAACTCCTGGAGGTCCAGCAAGTAGCATATTTGGAATTTCACCCTTATTTAGAAAGTCACTAAACGTCTTTTTAATATTCTCAGGGAGAATACAATCTTCAATAGTCTTTGGGCGATACTTTTCTACCCAAATAAAGTTAGAACTCATAATCAAATCCAATCAGGTTTGCGAGAAGGCATACGGAGATAGTTGTCCGTAACCCAGGGTTTGGAAGCAATATACATTTTGTATGCAGTGAATGTATCAATGCTTTCATCAAGTTTATATTCGTCGGGCATGGCACGAACGAATTCTGTCACCCCAGTAATCTTTCCTTTGGGGAAAAGATAATAGGCAGACAGGAGAGTATTGTAGCACGAATGGATCTTACCATAACGAACTGAATACTCATCACATAAATTCATCCCGTGCTTAATCAACCAGTAGGCATTGTGAATTGATTCTGCTGCCCACTTGGTGCAGGGATGATTACGAAAAGCACCCTTCTCAGTGCTGTAAGGAGTTCCATCAGACTTGGGAAGAGTGCCATAGTTATTATACCACTTGGATGCCACGATGGAAAGCATTTGGCAGCATTCAAGGGGCATCTTAACGATATGTTTATCTGGAAGACAGATTGCAGATTCGGCAGGAAATTCGTTTGTAACGAAAATGTTCATTTAAAAGAAGAGTCAGGTTCCAGAGCAACATAATACTGCAGATTGTACTTTGTATTACTGAATTGTGACAAAAGTTTTTCTGACACAATCACATCATATGCACCAGGAATGATCTTGATATTCTCCACCTTGAAGTTAAAGGTGAACTCTTTATCAGTCTCACCAACCACAATGGAGTATTCGTTAGAAGTATCGTTCTTCTTATCACGAACCACAAGACGAATCACACCTGCTTCACCAATTGCAGAAAGATCAGGAAGTTGATATACTGCTGCTGCCTTAAGAAGTTTCTCCAGAGATGCATGTTCCAGTTGGAAGCAAACATCCTCAGAAGGAAGTTTGATTTCCTTATCTGGGGGAGAGATAATTACGTTGGGGTCAGCATAGAAATACTTGACCCTACGCTTACCTTCACGAATTGTGATATAAGAATCATTCGTAAAATCCAATTCGGGATCTTGGTGCAGACCAAGACCATTTAGAAACTGGTTAAGATCATAAATTGCAAAGTTACGGGGAAACTCTTCGGTAATATCTGCTTCGGCAAGAATGTTCTTTGCCACAGAAATAGTGCGGAGTTTATTACCTTGCTTTACCAGAATGGAATTGTTGATTCCAGCAAAGTTCTTGAGAATAGTCAGAGTGTTATCAGAGAGTTTCATAATTTGATTTTTAAGTTTCACTTGTTGTCAACGAGATTGAGATGATTAATCAAAAGAATAGTATAGTGCAAAACCTTGAACAAGTCAGCACGAGGAGTTCCTTTGGTATCATAACGATCAGTGTACTTAGTGATATTGCCAGCACAAAAACCTTCACGACGATTGTGCTTAATCTTATCAAGTGTTTGTTCAGTTCCACCACCAGTACGGTCAACATAATGTTGACTATAAGTACCAGAAATGTACTGTTCAAGTTGTTTCAGGATTTTATCTTCGTTGTATTTCCAGAAACCATTAGCATTTGTATTTTCAGGCATATTCACAGGAGTTTTTGTAACATCAATTAGTCCAATTTCACTACTAAGAGACATAGTAAATTGATTATAGTCATCCATAATAAGGGAAGTCGCATTTTTTACCTTTCACAATTATATCAGAAAGGACTGGGTTCGTCAAGATATGGAAGAACCTCATTTGAAACTTCAGTAGGCATCTGGAAGTCGGCATCAAACTTGTCATAGAGTTCCAAGAAAGATTGCTTGGTCTCATCATCAAAACGATTGACGCAAACTTGAATTGCCTTTCCCTTATCTTGGAAGATACTATAGGCACGGATAATGTGAACCAAACGACGGGTGCTGATGATTTCCTCAATACCACCATCATAGAAGGTCTTACGGATCGTATCTGCCCAATCTACAAGACGTTTGCAGAAGTCGCGGTCTTCCACACCCAGATCCAGAGCAACTCCTTCCAGGATCTTCTGCTCAGTAGCAGGGGCAGGATAGGACTGCTCAAAGGTTACAGGGAAACGTTCTAGGAAGGCTTCGTTGAGCACGTTAGTTCCAATGAACCTACCATCGTCCGAACCTTTGCCTTTAGTATTGGCAGTTGCGACGACGTTGAATCCGTTTGTTGGTTTAATGAATGTTCCAATTTTTTTAAGGAAAACTCCTTTCCCTTCCAAGATGGATTGGAGACAGAGAATTTTATTACTTGCGAGGTCGATCTCATCAAGGAGCAAAACAGCACCTCGTTGGAGGGCTTCGATAACTGGACCGTTGTGCCAAACAGTTTCGCCATTAACAAGACGGAAACCCCCGATAAGATCATCTTCGTCAGTCTCTACTGTAATATTTACACGGATTAATTCTCGTTTCAGTTGAGCACAAACCTGTTCAACACAGAACGTTTTACCATTACCCGAAAGACCCGTAATGAACGCAGGATAGAAAATACCGGACTGAATAATTTTTTTAATGTCATTAAAATTACCAAACTTGACGAAGGTATCATCTTTATCGGGGATAAGGTTTTGTTCTACAGCAGGAAGAGCAGCAGGTGCTTGATAGGTGCGTTCGATTTGTTCCACTTTCTCTTGAGTCACTTCCAAATTCCAACGACCACGAGAAGTCTTGAACTTCTCCAAACGACGAGTAATTGTGGGATAAGCAATATCTTTAGATGCACAATATCCACGAATATCACCAGCACTCAGTTCGGGACCGAACAGAGATTTGAGATCAGTAATCAGTTGGTCGTCAGTCACAGAAATCTTGCGAGGCATAATGTAGTTAGGTGGTTTTCTTTAACTGAAGTAATTATAGCAGCAAAAAGGGGGTGCAAGACCCCCCGATGGACAGTTTAGAAAGTGGTTCAGTTATCAGATTGAACAACACGACTATCCTTTACTTCTTTACCCGATTTTCTTGCTGCTTTATTTCCAGAACCATAATCAGTTTTTTGTGTTCTTTTGCGACCAGCAAGATTTCTTAAAGTTTCAACATCTCTTAATTTTTTATTTAAGATTTCAGATGCTTTCTCTTTTCTTGAACCACTCAATTCTTCATCAAGAACTTCCTCAACAATACTCTCTCTCCAATCCTCACTCATATTCACCATAATTGCTTCTGCTGCTTGTTCAGTATCAGTATAACCTTCATCAAGAAGGTGTGAGAGGATGATGTCGTAGAGGTCATACTCATAACTATCACGAATACCTTGCCCATCACTTCTCATTAACCTATTTCCAAACGCCTTTTTCTTATTCTCACCTTTTGCTTTGTTTGCTGCTGCCTTTGCTTGTGCCTTTTCTGGATTGTGAAACGCACTAGCGGCAAATTGCTGACTTGCTCTATTTTGCAATTTTTCACCTTCGGGAGTATTGCTGGGGAGTGTTCCCGTATACATATTTCCACGAGTAGCAGTTGTCTTTGATTTATTTAAAAGTCGTTGTCCCCTGTTTCTTGCTTTATCTCCAAGGTCTTTATAACTTTCATCATAAACTTGATTATAAGCTTCTTGAAGGGAACGAAGTTCTTGTGAGTTCATCTTTACAACTACTTTTTTGATTATTTATAAATTTACCTATTGGTTCTTTAGTTTCTCAAAGTTTTCTCTGCTTGCAATTTTACCAGTATAACCGGGATAAAACTTTTTTACAATTGCAGGAATACCCATAGCAGTAATCGCACTATCGCAGATTACCCATACTTCTTTGGTGTCAGATTTGACTACGTGTTCAAGTGGAAATTTAGTCTTCATAAGTAAATGTTTTGTTTTTAACTTTAGTATCAAATTCACCGGTTCTGCCGGGTTTCATTTTTCCAACTCCAACATTTTTACCTTTACCAGGCCAAGATGTTTTTGAAGTTCCTTTCAGTGTAGCAGATCCTCCTGGTTTGCGTTGAATCAGAACAGAGTCCTGATCATCCTTTGATGACCCTGATTTTACATTCTTTTTGTGCTTAAGTCCAGCCTCTGTGCCCAGTTTCTCAACTGTCCTCTTGAAGGTTTTCTTGCCCATTTTACCAGAAGAAACCACGTGAGATTTCTCTCCGACCTTCTTCTCTTCTGGGGTTCCTGGATTTTCAGTATATCTTCCAGAAACTTTAGTTGGACCAGGAAGACCAGCACCCCTAATTCTCCTTTCGGTTCTAGCAGATCTTGCTTT